AATGAAGAATTACAAAGAAGTATTTTAACAAGAGAAAAACAGTTTACTGATACTCAAAAAGTAAGTACAGAAGTTTCTGAACAACAGCTTACAGATAAGATTGAATTAGCAAGAAATAATTATAAGGAAGCTTACGAAGACGGTGATGCAGATAAAGTTCTTAAAGCTCAAGAATCTTTAAATCAGGCACAACTAGACTTACAGAATGTAGGCGAAAGAAAAGCTGCTATTTCTAATTATGAAAAAGCACTTGAACAAAGACAGGAACAAAAGAGGGTTGCACCTCAAGCTCCTGACCCAAAAGCTCAAAGTTGGGCTGCAGAAAATGAATGGTTTGGTCAAGATTCAGTTAGAACTGCAGCAGCTTTAGCTATAGATGCTGAATTAAAGCAGATGGGATTTGATACTTCTGATGATGATTTTTATACAGAAGTAGACAGGAGATTAAAAAAGGAATTTCCTCATAGATATGAGGAGGTAGAAGAAGAAGTTTCGGAACGGGTTACGACACAACCTGCTCAAGTGGTTGCAGGAGCATCACGCAAACCTGCAAGTTCCAGTAAAAAGGTTAAACTATCACAAGAAGATGTGAGGTTAGCTACTAAATGGAATATCCCTCTTGAGGTATATGCCGCAGAAAAAAGAAAGGCTGATTTAGCCGATGGGGAATATACAACTATTCAAACACAGCGTGGAGGTTAACACTATGGATACACGAAATCAAAATGCGCGAAGTGCAAATCAAAGAGAACTGGAAACTAGAGAAGAAACAGAATGGACTTACGAAGAGCCAGATGCTTTAAATATTCCTGATAGTGTTCAAAATCGTTTCGATGACCAGAATATGGGATTACGTTGGCTACGAATTAAGCTGAGAGAAAACGATGACTATCAGAATATTGGAAAGAAGCTGGCTGAAGGATGGACTTTTGTAGCTCCAGATGAAGTTCCTGAGATGATACATTCCTCTATCGTGCTGGAGGAAGGGCGGTATAGCGGTACGGTCTGTCGTGGAGACTTGGCCTTGGCAAAAATGCCTAAAGGAAAAATCGCTGCCCGTCAGAGGTATTTCCAGAATAAGAGTGACAATCTAATGACTGCAGTTAATTCACAGTTAGAGAACTCCTCTGATTCCAGAATGCCTATAACTAATAATAGTAAATCCTCTGTGACAAGAGGAAGGAGTCCTAATTTTCAGGATTAGTTTCTAGTTAGAGGGTTTATTAGGGAAACTTTTATTTTAAAGGAGAAAATATATGAGTACTTCAAAAGCTCTCCGTGGTTTCCTTCCTGCAAGAAAGCGTGGCTCTGGTGCTAACTCCACTGGTTTTGAGGAGATTCCTATTGCATCAGCGTTAGGTAAAAATATTTTTACTGGTGATACAGTTAAAGCTACTTTAGGCAACTGCGAACCAGTTACTGTTGGTGGCACTTCTCTTGGTGATGCTCCTGTTGTTATAGGTGTATTCCAAGGATGTCATTACGTTCAGGATGGACAACCCAAATGGAGTAAATATTGGCCTAGTGGCACTTCTGCTACTAATGCCACGGCTATGGTAAATACGGACCCGACATCAACATATTATATTCAGGCAGATGCTTCTGTTTCTGCTGGTGATATTAATCAGTCCTTCTTTGGATTGACTGTTGGTGCTGGATCAACTGTTACAGGCCAGTCAGGTTTTGGTATTAAAGCTGCGACCAGACTAGCAACACAAGCTATTGATGTATATCCAGTAGCTGTGAAAGACGAACCGGGAAATGATATTGCTGTTGCGACAGAAAGAGCATTCCCAGTACTTGAAGTTAGGCTTGCACATCATAAAGCGATGCTTGCACCTAGCGTAACACTAGCATAGGGGGGAGTTAGATTATGGCTATTAATAGAGCTAGTATTGCTAAAGAACTACTCCCCGGTTTGAACGCCGTGTTTGGTTTAGAATACGGGGATGTTGATAACGAGCATAGAGCACTTTTTGAAATTGAAAATTCAGATAGAGCCTTTGAAGAAGAGGTTCTGTTTACTGGGTTTGGTACTGCTCCTGTTAAGGGAGAAGGTGCTGCAGTAACTTATGATACTGCTTCAGAAAGTTATACTGCCCGTTATACTAATGAAACCATTAGTCTTGCTTTTGCTGTCACGGAAGAGGCAATGGAGGACAATCTGTATGATACCTTCGCCAAACTTCGTGCCAAAGGTCTTGCAAGAGCGATGGCTAATACGAAAGAGGTTAAGGCTGCTGATATCTTCAACAACGGCTTTACCGATACTGCTGCTTATCATGGTGGAGATGGGGTTCCGCTTTTCAGTGCTGCCCATCCAACGATAAGTGATGGCAATCAGTCCAACTCCTTGGGTGCTTCTGATCTTGCTTATGCATCTCTTGAATCTGCACTTACGACGATTCAGAAGATCAAAGATGATCGTGGTATTCTGGTTGGTGGGTCTGCTGTCTCACTTCATATCCCACCAGATTATTGGGCAACAGCTAATTCACTACTAAACTCCCAGTTGGTTCCGGCAGCAGGTAGTATTGCCATTGACGGCAGTTCTGCACTAACCGCACCATCAGGGTGGAACGATGTGAACTCAGTTCGTAGCATGTCAATGCTGCCAAAGGGTTCTCAGATTAATCGGCGGTTTACCGATACAGATGGTTGGTACGTTAAGACTAATGTTCCTAACGGTACTAAGATGTTTGTTAGAGCACCTCTACAGACTAAAATGGAGCCAGATTTTGATACTGGAAATCTCCGTTTCAAAGCCAGAGAGCGTTATAGCTTTGGTTGGTCTGACTGGAGAGGCTTCTTCGGTAATACTGGTTAATTCAACCATTAAGAGGGAGGGAGAAATCCCTCCTTCTTATATTTTTAAAAGGGATAAAATATGTCATCGAATATTAAAACCGCAATGGTTGATGGTGGTGGAACTGGAAGTGGGTTGCTTGTTGATATTACAACTTCAGTTACTTTGAATTCAAGTAATACCAATGACTCTTTTACAAGAATATATGCCTTGTATGCTGATGTAGCAGGAACATATTTAATTACTGGCGAGAAGCAAGTTAATGTAGCAGGAGGTGTTTCCTCTAATACTGTTGGTGCTGTTACAAAGTTTAAAGCTGTAGCTGGAGCAGATATTTATTTAGGAGATTATGGACCAAAAGCTAGTGGTGTAATTAAAGTTTCTGCACCTTCAAGTGCCGCCGTTCTAACTGTTTTTTATGGGTAAACTATATGCCTTCTTATTCTACACTTGTAACAGATATTCAAAATACTGCTGAAAATGATGGAACAGAATTTACTACTCACATAGAGTATTTTATTAATAAGGCAGAAAATCGTTTAGTCACACAACTGGATGACTACGGATTAAATACATTTACTTCAATAGCTGTTTCAGCTAATAATCCTCTTGTGTCTTTACCAAGTGGAACAAGGATTGTAAGAAACTTTAACATTCTTGTATCTGCTTCTGTCTCTGCTCCTGTAGGAACTGCAAACAGTAGAATTAGTTTACTTCCAAGAACACAAGAATTTATTTATGATTTTTGGCCCTATGTAAGTGCTTCCGTAGGACAGCCAAAATATTATGCAATGAGAGATAACACAGCTATTTACCTAGCTCCTACACCAACATCAACTTATGATGGGGAGGTGCTTCATGTTTCCAGACCTGCGACCCTTACATCTGCTGCTCCTAACAACTATTTTTCTGATTTTTGTTACGATGCACTCTTCTATGCTTGCATGATCGAAGCTTCTCTTTTCAATAAAAGTTTTGATACAGTTCCTATCTGGCAAGCAGAATTTAAAACAGCTATTGATGGATTAAGAAATCAAGCCAGAAGAACAAGGCAAGACGATATGGCAGTTGCTGCAAGTCCTGCAGGTTCTGCTGATCCAATTATACAGGGTTCTCCCTGATGACAATTAGCAGAAGTGATATTCCAAGAGAACTGAAAGGAAATAGAAAAGTGGCAAAAGATAAAAAGTGGATACAGAAAGCAATAAAGAATCCGGGGGCTTTGCGAGCTAAATTAGGAATAGCAAAAGGTAAAACAATTTCAAAAAGTCAACTTGATAAAGCTGCTAAGTCTAGAAATCCCACAACTCGTAGACAGGCTAACTTAGCCAAGACTTTAAAAAAAATGAAAAGAGGGAGAAGTTAAATGGGAGTACCAATAATACCCGTTGCCATAGGTGCAGCTAAATTAGCTTCTAAATTTCATAAACCAATTAAAAAAGCTGTACAAAGAGTTATTAAAGATTTAAAACCTAAACTAGCTACCAAAAGTGGTAAACAAGCACGAAGATCAAAAGAATTAATGAAGACAAAGAAACCTAGAGTACAAAGACAGAATATTAGACAAGCTACACCATCAGGTCAAATAAGGACAGGAGATAAAGGTAAGTCAGTAGCTAAAACAGGTAAAGGAGAAGCAATTACAACTAGAAATCCAAAAGGACAAATAGTAACACTTACTGGTAAAGGAGGAAGATTTGATAAAACTGCTCGTGCTGCTGAGAAAGCTGTAAAGAAAAGAGATAGTCGCAGAGCCGCAACTCAAGTAATAGCAGCAGGAACAATTCTTGGAAGTGCAGTAGTAGGGTCACAAAAACTGCTTCCTAAAAGTAAATCCTATCGTGTTAAAGAGGGAGATACTCTATCTGAAATAGCAAGAGATAAAGGAACAACTTTAGGAAAAATAGCAGAGGCTAATCCAGAGATTAAAGACCTTAATAAAGTTAAACCGGGACAAAAGATTCAGATTCCCAAACCTCCTGTTAAAAATAGAAAGTCTGTTTATCAAGATATGTCAAAAGATAAAATGAAAAAAATATCAATGTCTAAAAGAAAACAGGGCGGTAAAGTTTATAAACGAAAAAGTGGTGGACAGGTCATATCAGGTACTGATTTTGTTGCATCATTATATGAATAAGGAGAAAAGGAATGCCTACATTTAAAGGAAAACATTATTCATATGATGCGAAAGGTTACGCAGCTTATGAAAAAGCTATGAAAGAAGTTACAGGTAATCCAACGGGGCAAGGTTTCGGGGCTGCAAGAAAAGGACCAGCAGTTCAGGGACCAGAGGAAGATGTCGTTGTAGACTATGAACCCGGTAAAGAAATAACTTACAAGGATTAATATTATGGTTAGAATACCACCAAAAGCTCTACAAGAATTAGAAGGTTTAGGACAAGAAGCTATAGAAGAAATTTCTAAACTGATAAAAAAATTAAGTCCTAATAAAAAAGCTCAAGCTGCTAATAAGAAAACTGAAGCTAAAGCTAAAGATGCTAAGAAGAAATCTGAAGCTGCTAAGAAGAAATCTGAAGCTGCTAAGAAGAAAGCTGAAGCTGCTAAGAAGAAATCTGAAGCTGCTAAGAAGAAATCTGAAGCTGCTAAGAAGAAAGCTGAAGCTGCTAAGAAGAAAGTTGAAACTGCTGAGAAACCAAAAGCAGCCACAAGGACTAGAAGAAAAAAAGGAAAAAGAAGGTCTAGAGCAGAACAGCGTGAGTTAAAAAAACTTATAAGAGATCAGAAGAGAGATGACGCTTCTGGTACTAGTACCATTGGAAGAAGGGCAACAGGAGCAGATACAAGAACAGTTTATGGGAAAGGTGCAACAACTACTCATCCACGACAAGTGACTGAAGGTTGGGGACCATCACGTTCACTAACACCTCCTCCTACTAGAGGAGAGCAAACTGATGAACAATTAAGAAGGCGTGTTGCGGCAGGATTAATTGATATTGAGCCAAAAGATAGAATGACTAGACAAGGACCAGTTAAGGAAGGAGATGTAAAAGATATAGGGGAATGGGCTATACCTGCAGAAGAAGTTGCCAGAGAAATGAATCTTGGAGGTGGCAGGATTCTTCCTGAACAATTAAGAGAAATGCAGGAATTAGGTAAATATGGTGGGCTAAAAAAAGGCGGTCAGGTTAAACGTAAAAAAAGATCAGTTTCAAAAGCTAAACCAAGAGGCATAGGTAAAAAGGGAGCTATGCGTGGTTGGGGTGCTGTAACAAAAAGGAGGGTATAATTATGCCAAAGAAAATGAGTCGTGTAGGATTGTCTCCTGCAGAAGAAGCAAGATCAGGTACAATGTCTGAAGCTAAACGTAAGAAATATGCTACAGGTGGTAAAATGGAACAGGGTTATAACGCAAGAAAAGATGAACAGCTAGGCATGACCAGAGGTAAGGAAGCTGGTAAAAAAATGTCTATGAAAGGTAGAAGAGATGTTGCTAAAGCTACAAGAAAACCAAGAGGAAGTTATGGTTTTACAGCAGCTAAAGGAGGAGGTCTTGTAGGAAAAAATAAAGTTGTAACAGGTTATAAAAAAGGTGGACAGATTTAAAGGAAATTTGAATGGCTTATCCTACAAGAAAAACTTTTTTAAAATTGAAAAAAAGTAGGAAGGGAAAAAAACCTACTCTTATTGATAATCCTATTGATGTATCTAAACTTACTCCTGCAAAATTAAAAGAGTATGGTCTTCTTTTAGAATCAGAGACAGGGAAAAAGAAAAAGGGACTGACCAGAGGAAAAGGAAAAGGCTTTATGCCTTCAGTTTCTAGTCGTCTTAGTTTTAGAAAAGCTGCAGGAGGTGGTCTTGTGGGAAGAAATAAAGTAATGAACGGTTATAAAAAAGGTGGACAGATTTAATGGCTTTATCAGGAACATATAATTTTGATCTGGATATAGATGAAGTTATACAGGAAGCAATGGAAATGATTGGGGGTCAGCAAACTCTTGGTCATGAGCCAGCCTCTGCCAGAAGATCAATTAATCTTATGTTAAAAGATTGGCAGAATAGAGGCATTCTTTTGTGGTCTACACAAACTACTCTAGTTACTGTATCTGCTAGTGTTACATCTTATGATCTGGATGGGTCTGCAATAGATGCTCTTCAGCTTATTGTAAATAGAGATAATGTAGATATCGCTGCCACAAGAATTTCTTTTGAAGAGTATCTCCATATTCCTCAAAAGGGACAAACTGGCAGAGCTAGTCAATATACTATTAAACGTAATCAAAGTAAACCCACAGTCTTTATCTGGCCTATACCAGAAAATTCTACAGATGTTTTAAAGATAGAAAAGATAAGTGAACTTCAAGATGTAAATAAATCTGAAGGGCAGAATGCTGATCTTCCAAAAAGATTTCTTCCTCCTTTAACTTGTGGTCTAGCTTATTATATGTCTATGAAACGTCCTCTGGTTGCAGATGGAAGAATAGCAATGTTAAAAGGAAATTATGAAGAGCTTCTTGCAAGAGCTATGGTTGAAGACAAAGAGAGAGCAAGCATGTATCTATTACCAAAGCTTAATATTTATTAATGGCTACAAATAAAAGAGCATTAGCTATATGTGATATTTGTGGATTTCAGTATCCTCATAGAGTTATGAGAATGAATAGTTATGGGATGCTGGTATGTCCAGAAGATTGGGAAGGTGCTTATGATTTAAAAAATAGTCCTTTAAATAAATCTCCTAATGTA